ACTTGTCTATGACGCACAAACAGGTGAAATCAGAGACGACAGAAACTATATGTCTATGTTGGAAGATTTCTGGTTACCAAGTAGAGAAGGTGGTCGTGGTACAGATATTACTACATTACCTGGTGGTCAAAACTTAGGTGAGATTGCAGACATTGAATACTTTAGAAGTAAACTTTATAGAAGTTTGAATGTTCCTGCTAGTAGATTAGAAGCGAACCAAGGTTTTAACATGGGTCGTTCTACTGAGATTACTAGAGATGAACTTAAATTTACAAAGTTTGTTCAAAGGTTAAGAAAGAAATTTACTGAACTCTTTAATGATATTCTACATACACAGTTAGTATTAAAAACTGTTATTGCGGAAGAAGATTGGGCTTTAGTAAAAGACCACTTACAATATGATTTCTTACAAGACGGCCATTTCGCAGAACTTAAAAATGCGGAGATGTTAATGGAACGATTGAGATTGGCTAATGAGATGAGAGATTACGTAGGTAAATATTACTCAGTTGAGTATATTAGAAAGAATGTCCTTAAACAAAACGCAAGAGAAATTGAGGATATTGATAAACAAATTAAACAAGAAGTTGATGATGGAATTATACAAGTGCCATCACAAGATAATGGAGAACTATAATGACAGAAAAAGTAGCAAGTTTTATTGACAGTCTAGGTAAGGGAGCAAATGCAGAAGCTGGTGAAGCTTTTAAAGACGCATTAAGAGACAAGGTTGCCTCTGCTTTAGACCAACAAAGAATAGACGTAGCAAAGAATATCTTTACTAATACACCAGGACAAGGTGACCAAGCGACAGCATTTAGTGACGCTAAACCATCTGTACTTAGTCCTGCTGAAAGAACGGATACGATACACGATACACAAGGTAACGAAATTGAGTTTACTGATAACGGTAATACTCAACCAGAACCTACAGCAGACGTACCTGAGGTATCTTCTGAACCGGCAGCCGAGGTTGGTGGCGATGAAAATATCTAATCTCTTTGAGAATAAGAAATTAGTAAATAGTAAAACTTTTGTGGGTTTACCACCTCTACATAAAGAGGCGGTGACCGACTTTTTTAAAGTTGTTGAAAAAGACCAAGGTTTGAGGCACGGTAAGAATATAGTTATGAATGTGGAAGAGGCGATTGATAAAGTTGCAGACTTCCATGAAATTAACACTTCTGTTATCTATGATTACATAGAAGCAGAAACAGAAGAACAATTAGGAGAAAAGTAAAATGGCAACATTTAAAATCTTGGGAGATGTAGTAAATGACCCTAGTGCAAATAATATTGGTTTAGCAACAGCAGTTAGAATAGTTGCAACAGCTGGTACTGTAACAGGTACAGTCAATCTTGCAGACGACACAAAGATTGGTGAATTTTATTTACATGCAGCTGGTGATGAAATTATTATCAGTAAAGACCCAACAGACGAAATTACATCAGCTACTAGTCATGCACATGCAGTATCAGTTGGCGGTTAATATGGTCAGTACAATATTACTTATAGTAACAGTGCAACTTATTATTACTTCTGTAGCGAGTTACATTTAATGACACTATTAGTTGAACAAAAATTAGACGATAGTTTTAAGACTATTGTAGGAGTAAAAGGTTTTAAGAATGAAGTATCTCAAAAAGTTGTAGATACTCCTAAGTTATTAAATGCAACTAGTGAGAGTGTAATCGCAGTAGCAAATTTATATTATGATATTATTGGAAGTGGTGAAGTTAAAGTTTATATTGATGAAGAGAATGTTATAAGTTTAAATGGTGTAGGGAATTTTGGTCTTAAACCAGATGAACTAGATTTAAAAAAGAGCACAGTGGGCGGTAACAATGATGTATTCATTACAAGTGACGTAAACGTAGATGAATTTTCAATTGCCTTAGAGTGTCACAAAGAAACGGGATTTACAAATGGCTGATACAGTAACAACACAAACAATAGCAGATACATCTGGTGTTAAGTACGTAGTTAAACTAACTAACGTTTCAGATGGTACAGGTGAAAACCTAGTAAATAAGGTTGACGCTTCAGAATTAACTTTTATGAGTGAGGACGGTGTTCGTAAGATTGCTAGAATATACTGGTCTATTAACACTACAGATACAAAGAGTGCTGTAGAGTTATATTGGGCAGGCGCAACAAACACGTTAGCAACAATATTAAGTGGACAAGGTGAGTGGGACCTTAGATTAAATGGTAATGGAATACCAAATAACGCAACTACACCAACAGGAGATGTACTGTTATCAACTAAAAATTTCTCTAAAGACGATAATTATACTATTATCGTAGAGTTTAGATAATAGTTTGTATAAATAGTACAGAGAGAGAACATATGAAACTAATTTCAGAAGAAGTACAAGACGCAGAATACATTATCGAAGAGACAGGTAATGGCGCAAAGAAATATTTAATTCGTGGTGTCTTTTTACAGTCCGATATCAAAAATAGAAACGGAAGAATCTATGAAAATGAGATATTAACTAAGGAAGTAAATAGATACAACAAAGAATTTATCAATAAGAAAAGAGCATTTGGCGAATTAGGACATCCTGATGGACCAACTGTGAATTTGGAGAGAGTATCGCATATGATTACGAAACTTACTCCTGATGGTAAAAATTTTATTGGTGAAGCTAAGATAATGTCAACGCCGTATGGTAAGATTGTTAAAGGTCTTATTGACGAGGGCGCCCAGCTGGGTGTTTCTAGTCGTGGTATGGGCAGCTTAGTGACTAAAGGTGGTGCTAATTATGTAGGAAATGATTTCTACTTAGCTACTGCTGCCGACATTGTTGCAGACCCAAGCGCACCAGACGCCTTCGTTGAAGGTATTATGGAACAACGTGAGTGGATTTGGAATGGTGCAGTTATAATTGAGAAGGATATTAATGAGTGGAAGCTTTCTATTCAAAGGGCAAAATCACATGCATTGGCAGAAGCCAAAGCAGATGTGTTCAAGTCCTTTCTTAAAAAGCTTTAATCTTATAAATAACCTTATACTAATAAGAAAATAAACGTTTATTTTAAAAAGAGGAGATTTCTTAATGGCCGATACAGATAAAAATTTAGAGGCGTTAGAAGCAGTTGCTGTGAGTGAGAACTCTATGGCAGACGCTCCGAAAAAGAATGCTGTTGCAGCCGAACCGAATCACTTGTCTAACGAGGCAGAAGATTTAGGCGCAGCCGTGGTAAAACCCACAGACAGCAATCCAGACGCAACTAAGAAAGTAAAGGAAGTTTCTGGTCAAGCACCTCAAAAGTCAGAGGGTGCTCCGGACGCCATGCCAAAGTTAGATGACAAACATCCTTCTAAAGCTATGGAGTCTACAGAGACTAAAGAAGAAGATAAGGAAATTTCAGAAGGTGATATGCCAGACGGACTTAAAAAATATCTTGACAAGAAAGACGGTAAAAAGTCAGACGACAAGGAAGAGTCTAAGAAGGAAGAAAAAGACATTGACGTAAAAGAACACGTTGACGCTTTAATCGCTGGAGAAACAGACTTATCGGAAGAGTTTAAAGATAAGGCAGCTACGATATTTGAAACAGCAATAAAATCTAAAGTTAAAGAGATTGCTGAACATATTGAAGCTGACTATAATAACAAATTTGACAAAGAAATGTCAGAAGCAAAAGACCAGTTGGTAGAAAAAGTAGATTCATATCTAACATACGTTGTAGAACAATGGATGAAAGAAAATGAAATTGCTCTCGAAAGAGGTATCAAAGGGGAAATCGCTGAAGACTTTATTGGTGGACTTAAAAAGTTATTTGAAGACCACTACATTGATGTTCCAGATGAAAAGTATAATGTCTTAGAAGCACAAGCTACTAAGGTTGAAGACTTACAAAAGGCACTAGATGAGCAAATTGCCAAGAACGTAGAACTAAACACAGGCGCTAAAGAATTGATGAGAAAAGAAATCGTTTCTGAAGCTGCAAGTGACTTAGCAGATACTAGTAAAGAAAAATTTGTGAAACTTGTTGAAGAAATTGAGTATTCATCAAACGAAGACTTTAAGAAAAAGGTTGAGACAGTTAAAACGTCTTACTTTGGAAAGAGTATAGTTAGTGAAGATTTAGATGATGTGGCGGCTACAGACGGTTCTGGTTCTTTGAACGAGGATTTGTCTTCTAGCATGGCTGCTTACACCGCCGCTATAAGCAAAACAAAAGATATGAAAATATCTACTAAGTAACATATAGGGAGAAAACAAACATGTACTTATCCGAAACACATGAAAAGAAATGGCAGCCAGTCCTAGAACATCCTGATTTACCAAAAATCACGGACAACTATAGACGTGCCGTAACATCTGTAATCTTGGAAAACCAAGAACGAGCTTCAAGAGAAGACAGTGCTTTTCTTAACGAAGCAGCTCCAACTAACTCAACAGGTTCATCTGTTGCGAATTGGGATCCAATCCTAATTTCTTTAGTTAGAAGAGCAATGCCTAACCTTATCGCATACGATATCGCTGGCGTACAACCAATGACTGGTCCTACTGGACTGATTTTTGCTATGAGAAGCAGATACACTTCACAAACTGGCAACGAAGCTATGTTTGACGAAGCTGATACTGACTACTCAGGTAGAAATGCTGCTGGTTCAGCTGTAGATGGTTATTCTACAACTGCTCAAGGTGGAACAAATCCTGGTGTATTAAATGACTCACCATCTGCTGGTGCCTTTACTAAAGGTACTGCAATGTCTACAGCTGCGGCTGAAGCATTGGGTGATGATTCAGGTAATGCGTTTGCTGAAATGGCATTTTCAATCGAGAAATCGACTGTTACTGCTAAATCAAGAGCGCTAAAAGCTGAATACACAATGGAACTTGCTCAAGACCTTAAAGCAATCCACGGTTTAGACGCTGAGACAGAACTTGCAAATATCTTATCTGCTGAAATCCTTGCGGAAATCAACAGAGAAGTTGTAAGAACTATCTATATCAATGCTGAAAAAGGTGCAGCTACAAACACAACTACTGCTGGTATCTTCGATTTAGATACTGACTCAAACGGTAGATGGTCAGTTGAAAGATTCAAAGGCCTTATGTTCCAACTGGAACGTGACGCAAACAGAATCGCTCAAAGAACAAGAAGAGGAAAAGGTAACATGATTATCTGTTCTTCTGATGTTGCTTCAGCACTTCAAATGGCTGGTGTTTTAGATTACACACCTGCATTAAATAACAACCTAAACGTTGATGACACTGGTAATACATTTGCCGGCGTTCTTAACGGTAGATTCAAAGTGTACATTGACCCGTACAGTGCGAACTCATCAGCTTCACAATATTATGTTGTGGGTTATAAAGGTACTTCACCTTATGACGCTGGTATGTTCTACTGTCCATATGTGCCTCTACAAATGGTTAGAGCAGTTGGTCAGGACACGTTCCAACCGAAAATTGGTTTCAAAACTAGATATGGTCTAGTAGCGAACCCATTTGCTGAAACAGGCGCTCAGTCTGGTGCAGCTACTCCGGTTAATGACGCTGGTTCTGCTAACGCTAACAGATATTACCAAAGAGTTAAAATCGCTAACTTGATGTAATACCTGTCACAGTACAGAAATAAATTAGGGCGGCCTTTGTGTCGCCCTTTTTTTTGTTTAAACTAAAAGAGGAGGACTTATTATGAATCCTAATAGCCATTGGTTTACAGCATTCTTAATACTAGCACTATGTTTCATGTCAATTTTTATGAAACCAGATTACAAAAACACTCACACTTTGGAACCAGCGACCACCAAAGTGGATAAATAATAGTATGACAACCACAAACGCATTAGCAAGACAACCAACTAAGTTAGACTACAGTAGTCCTACTCAGTTTAGGTTTCAGATATATAAAATACCTAAGACAGAGTATTTTTGTACAGCAGTCAATTTACCTGGAGTTTCACTTGGTGTAATAAAACAAACAACACCATTGTCTGATATACCACAACCAGGAGAGAAGTTAACTTATGGTACTTTACGTATGTCATTCATGGTAGATGAAAACTTAGAGAACTATAGAGAGATACATGGTTGGTTAACAGGCCTTGCTTTTCCAGAAGACCATAAAGAGTTTGCAAACTTAGTACAAAGTGGAAATGACCGCTTTCCTACGTCTTCCGGCGTTGCTCCTAAGACAGACGGTGGTAAGGTCAAGTATGGTGCAACACCTACAGGCGCTGTTATGTCAGACGCAACTTTAAATATACTATCAAGTAAGAATAATGGTATTGTAGAGGTTAGATTTTCGGATGTATTCCCTACAACATTAAGTGGACTAGAGTTTAATCAACAAGCAACAGACGTTCAATACCTATCGGCCACTGTAGATTTTGAATATAAACGATATGAGTTTGCCTCTAAAGGCGAAAGTAAAACAAGCGTTACTACCTCTTAGAAGCTTTACTTCCAAAGGGTTTTGTGTTATAATGCTTATTAAATTATGGAGATATTATGGATTTAGAAAAACTACAAGAACTTGCTGATACCAAGTTAAAAATCAACAACACAGAACTTGACCTAGAGTCAATCAAAACACCACAGTTACATAACGAGTTTATGAAACACTTAACAAAGTATAAACTTATGTTGAGTAGAGCTGAAGGTGAACTATGGAATGTTAAGAAAGTTTTATGGGAATATTATACAGGTAAGGCTGACGCCTCAGTATATCAACAAAGACCATTCTCTATAAAGTTACTTAGAACAGACGTAGACCAATACATCTATTCAGACGAAGCCTACATTAAGGCAAAACAGAAAGTGGATTATCTATCAACTACTGTTGACTACTTAGATAAAACAATCAGACAAATTTCAAACAGAACCTTTACCATCAAAAATGCAGTTGAGTGGCAAAGATTTACTTCTGGCGCTATCTAGTATGGAGGTAAAGGAGTACATAAAGGCATATCCAAATGCTATCAGTCATACATTGGCTGACGAAGTAATACAACATTACCATACTAATGGTGAATGGAATCAATCATCATTCTCTACCAACGAAGGAATATCTCCTCGTTCAAAAGAGAGGGTTGATATGAAAGAGTATTGGATTAATAAACAAGATAAGTTTTATAACGAATTAAAAAAAGGCTTTAGAGGTATGGTTGATGACTACATCAAAACATATACTAAAATAATGCCTATGAATTTTACACCATTTAGAATGAATCATTATTCTGAGGGTGGTTTTATGCAAAATCATATAGACAACATACATCATTCACACGGACAACAATATGGTTATCCACATATAACGGCATTAATGTTTTTACAGACTGCTGAAGAGGGTGGTGAAATTGTATTCTGTGATGGTGATTATATACCTGAACAAACTAAAGCTTCAGGTGTTGTTTTTCCTAGTAACTTTATATTCTCACATGAAGTTAAGAAAGTAATTAAAGGTAATAGATACTCACTTATGACTTGGATATTATAATGGCAGTAACACGATACATAATCATTGAAAAGAAAGATGATGTACATTTAACTATTGAGGCTGATGAATCAATCAGAAGAGACCTTGGCGAATTCTTTACCTTTGAGGTACCTGGTTTTAAATTTATGCCACAATATAGAAGTAGAGTGTGGGACGGAAAGATTAGATTGTTTTCTTATCAGACAGGTAAGATATATGCTGGGTTATATCCGTACATTGTTAAATGGTGTAAAGATAATGACGTACACATTGTTGATGGTGCAAAGATAGTTGACACTAAGGTAGATGAAGCAAAGGTTGATAAGTTTATTGAAGCGTTAAAGATACCATTAAAGGTGAGAGATTATCAAAAAGAAGCCTTTATCTATGCAACACGTAAGAATAGAACATTGTTACTATCGCCAACTGCCTCAGGTAAATCACTTATTGTA